TTATTCGGCGTTGCAGATCATCAAATCGCTGCCATGGCTTACGGACTATTTCATTGCGTTGCGGTCAGGTCTGATTCATCACGATTGGCGGCATTGGCGTAGCATTTCACGGCGCAACGAAAAGGAAGATGAGGAACAACATGACCAGTCCGTTAAGCCGTAAGGTACTGGCACTTGTCGCGGCCGGAGCATCGGCCGTTGCCATCGCTACGCAATTCCTGTCAGAGAAAGAAGGCGCTGACAGGCTGGTTGCGTATCAGGACGATAACGGTGTGTGGACCGCGTGTATGGGTATCACACGCGGTGTCAAGGCAACTAGCCGTTTCACGCCGCAACAGTGCAAAGCTATGGATGCGGCAGCGGTGAACGAAGCGGCCGACGAAGTAAAGCGTATAGTAACGGTTCCACTCACCGAACCCGAACGTGCTGCGGTCATTTCGTTTTGTGCGTATAACATCGGGCAGGGGAAGTGTTCTACCAGCACTTTCCTCAAAGAACTGAACGCAGGCGACCGTAAGGCAGCGTGCGCACAAATCAACCGCTGGATTTACGACGGGGGCCGTGACTGCCGTATCAGGTCTAATGACTGTTACGGGCAGGTTATCAGACGTCAACAGGAAACCGCACTATGCCAAATGAACTAGAACTATGTAGCGTTGCCGCCATCGTTGGTGCGTTGATCGGCGGCGGTGTATCGTTTGCCATCACACACAAGATTGATGGCGCGGCGCTTGCGCATGAACAAAAGGCGCATGCCGATGATATCGCCCGCATCAACGCGACGGCGGCGCAACAACTCGCAACCGCCCTTGAGCATCAACAAGCCGCAGAGGGTGCGGTTTATACCCTTCAACAGCAGTACGATAACGAGGTTGCCCAACATGCAAAAGATTCTCTTGATTACCGCGCTAAGTTGCTTGCTGGCACTGAGCGCGTGCGCGTCCACGTGTCCGGTTGTAGTATCGGCGCCGCCAGCGGAAAAAGCGCCGCCGCCGCCCCCGGCGCTGATGGTTCCACCAGCTACGGATTCCTTTCGCCTGAAACTGCTGCAAACGTTGCAGGACTAGCCGACGAAGCCGACGCGAACACTGCAAAACTTCGCGCCCTTCAACAGTACGTGACGGAGTTGCAAAACAATGGCTTCATATCAAACGGAAAGTGACGCACAGGCGGCAATCGAAGCGCACCCGGCATGTGCGCAGTTCATGAATACACCCGGCTCATTTGTGGTCTATTACCCTGCCGCGTACGTCATTCCAGGCGGCACGAGAGTACCCAAAGGCACTGACCCGCTCGCATCGCTCAATCTGCTGTACGACCGGATTGATGCATTCTGGCAGGCGCAACGCCTACAGGTGACTAAATGAAAAACGCCCCGCATCTAGCGGGGCGTTTTGCTTGGGGCGGTTGGGTTAGTGATGAAATACAATCAAACCGGCTTCAACCTGAGCATCAACGAACGCTTCAACGTTACCTTCGTTAAGAGCCAAGATTTCGTTATACAACTCGTGATCGGCCGGAACGTCGAGCGCAACAACATTGTTCATGCCGACCCGCGCGCCGCCGTTATCAAGATGCGCAACAAAGAATTCGCCGTTATCGAAAACAAACTTGGTCGTGTGTGCGGTCATTTCGTTCCCCTTCGTTGTCTGACAGTGTGTGACAAGTATAGAATCGTTACTAACGGTTTGCAAGTGGTCAATGCAAATAATTTGGCGATACTATCAACGGCCCATAATCCCGATTTGGCAACTGGTCCAATATCGACACGGCGGCTTGCGATCCGTCACTGTTCGTTGCGCGCGTGTGATATCTGGCGCACATCGCAACGTCATCTTCATCGGTGCCAATTTCATAGAACGCCAGATGATAATCAGTCATCGCGTCACCTTCATGGTTGCCAACAGTTCGCGCGCGTGGCGCACATAGTACTCATAGTCGATCCAATCGGGCATCTGTTGCGGCAGCGTCATCAGAGGCCATGCGCCGGTGCTGTCTGCAACCTGATTGCCATTCGTTCTGTAATGGATAGCGCCGGTATAGTCACGCCGGTATGCCCATCGGACAACCTTGCCAAGCACCTCATATGAACCAGGTTGTTGCTGGTCAAATGGTTCATGCTCGGTACCTTCATAGAGCCGTCTGACTGCACCCCCTTTAACCGTGCGCGATGATACGAACTTGCGGATATCGCGGCACCTGTAGATCGTTTCATCGAGCGGCACCCCGTGTTGGACGTAGGCGATGACCGCATCCATACAGATTTCCCGATGTGGCGCTTTCGATGATGATGGGCCGCTGCCGACTTCCGCGTGTACGAAAATACCTTTGCGCTTAACTTCGTCTTTGTCAGTAATAGCAAAGTAGTTGTTGACGTCGCGGAAGTAAATGCCTTTGTACGCCTGGTGTTCCAGTTCCATATCAACAATGCGTTCCCACTCTTTCATGATGACATTGCGGCGCGGTATGAGCGGTGTTGGGCACCGTGTCACGATACCGTCTGTGTTGGCCGACACGACACTGATACCGCTCAGTTCGAGCGCTTCGATAAGCATCAGCAACATCAATTGCCCGCTGATCGTTACTTGCATCAATAATTCAGGTGCATAGGCCATGCTGTATTTGCTGCCAAGCTTGCCGAACCATCCGTTCAACACAATCTTTTTGCTGTTACCTTCTTTCTTGCGACCGGCGCGTTTCGCAGCGATACGCTCGACAAACACTGTCTTGTAAATAATCAACTGTCCTGGTCCGCACTGTTCCGGGTAAAGCTCCTGATTGATGATGACCTTTGGATAAAACGAACCGACATCGCTATCGCATATCTGATGCGTCGCGGTTGTTTCGTACCATACGCCGGACTCCTGAGAATGCAGACCGCCTGCGCCGAATTTATAAACGCTGGTGCCAATCTTGATGCGGATAGCAGCGATGTCCTTATGCATCTTGATACCGGATTTGATCTTGTTGCCGTCGCTATCCAGTTCGTCGGTTTCTTCTTCCTTGTGCATCACCGTAAAAGGCGACGTCGCGACAATGCGTAGCGCTTCCTGCAACTGTTCGGTCTGAAAGCTGATGTTTGACGGCACGCGATATGTGAACTGATAACCGCTAGGTCGTTGGATAGGTTCCGGCCGGAATCCAAGCTTGGCACGTGTGATTGCTTCGGATATCTGTGCATCTGACTTGCTGCGTACGTCAATGCCGATTTCATCGCTGATATGTTCGCGCAGCGGTATCCATTCTTTATCGCATGCGATTTCGTACAACCTTCGCGTAACTCGCAAATCATTGCCGCAATAGGTCGACAGACGAATGCGCTCGATGGGGCTGATATCTTGTGACGGGTCAATCGGCAAATCCTGAATCGTCGGGCAATGCGCGATGCCAGCATAGGCTTTAAGACTGATGCGCACACCGGGCAACACTTCCATGATGTCGATGTGATCCGTACATGTGGGCATCGATATGTTGTACGCGCGGTAAAACTCCCATGGTTTCGTGCCACGCGTGATTATCATATCGTTAGCATCTTTGAGTGCCTGATTGTCTGCGCCGGTCAATGCAAGTGCCAGAATAGGGCAATCGTAATTGCCGCTGTTGAAACCAACAATCGTGTATCGAGCGAGCATTAGCAGCACGCCCACGCGGTTTAACGGCTGGCCCGGAAACATAGCGAACTCGACATATTCGTCGGTCGGTAACAGAAGCTTGCAGAGAAAGTAATTTTTATATATCTCAAGATCAAAAAATGCGATGGGGCGTTTAGTCATTGTGGCAATCCATGAAAAACGCCCGCACGTCGCGGGCGTTACGTTGTGACGATTTACAGGTTAGACCAGATAACCGCTTTGCCGCAACATCGTATCATCCCAACCGTTACCGATAGCTTGCTGATACGACGTAAAGCCTGCTGCCAACGCTGCCGGTGTCAGTTGTGGACCCGCAACTGACGCGACAGGTGGCGTCGGCGGTACGGGTGCGACAGGTGGCGTCGGCGGTACGGGTGCAGGGGCCGGATAAAGCGCCGCAACCTCTGCGTCAGTCTTGACATCCTGACCTTTGTACCGATAGCCCGGTGCTTGCGGGTGCACTATCCATCCATCAGCGGTTGCCTTCGCAATAGGATCGTGGGCGACAGGTGGCGTCGGGGGTGTAGGCGGCGTGGGCACACCGGTTGCGGGCGGCAACGGAGCGGCCCCTACGCTTGCCGGATTTGCACCGGGCACGCAACCGGGTGGCAAAGCACCAGCCGTGACACCCTTGAATGCTTCCGACGCTTTTGGACCACTCACAATGCGCGGTCCGCCGCCGACCAGACACACCATGTTGGCGTTGACGTACACACCGGGCGTTTCCGCGCCGACATTGGCGTCAACAGTTCCGCAGACCGCAACATAATCGCCCGGTAGTACGCGCGTCTTGTCCTGCAATTGTTGCGTCGGGTCAAGCCCGATTTGCAGATCGAAATTACGCGGCGCGTACTGGCTCGAAAATACAACAACCCAATGGCCGGCCCAACCTTCTTTCAACTTGTTGTCTTGTCCCTTGGTGTCGAAACCATCGCCATCCTTGATCTTGGTGGCAAATACGACGCCTTGCGTAATACCTGGCTTACCCGTCAACGGGTCGATTGGGC